CTAACTATTAGTGGTGCAGCTAATGTTACTCCTACAGGAAGCCCTTTAACTTTAGGAGTAGGAACAGTTACAGTCACCGCTGCAGCTAACGTTAATGTTACAGGAAACCAATTGACCATTGGCACAGGAAGTGTTAGTATTACGGCTGCGGCTAATGTAAACCCAACTGGCGTGCCGATGACGTTAAGCATTAAAGATCCAGGTATAATTACTTGGAATGATGTTGACCCAGGAGCATCAATGGTTTGGACACCAATAGACCCTTACTAGGAGAATTATGGCATCAAGTTTTTCAACTAACTCAAAACTAGAACTAATCACAACTGGTGAAAAAGCTGGTCTTTGGGGTACAATTACAAATACAAACTTACAGATTTTAGAACAATTATCTTCAGGATACTTATCATCTTCACAATTAGGAACTGGTGATCTTGCATTAGCATTAGATAGTGGTGCAACATCAAACGGTAAAAATTTATACATTAAACTTACAGGCACACTAGGTGCAAATAGAAATGTAACTATACCAGATGGTTCAGAAAGAATTATAATATTTGAAGATGCAACAACAAGAGGTACATCTGCATTATATACAATAACAGTTAAGACAGTATCAGGAACAGGTGTAGTATTACCAGTAGGATCAACATCTTTAGTTTATTCTGATGGTACAAATGTAAGTCTTGGAATTAGAAACAAAGGCTATGTAACTTTAAACTCTTCAACAATCACAGCGTACACAGCGGTAGATGGCGATCAAATATTTGCAAATACAACAGCTAACCCTATCACAGTAACTTTACCTGCAACACCTGCAGTTGGATCAGAAGTCACGTTTATTGATGCAAGAGGCACGTTTAATTCTAACAACTTAATTGTTAATAGAAACAGTCAACCAATAAACACAGGTACATCAAACTTAACATTAAATACTAATGGTCAAGCTTTTACATTAGTGTATGTAGATGCAACAAGAGGCTGGGCTTACAAAACTAACACGGCATAAGGAGCACGGACCATGGCTCTAATTGAATACAAATTTCTACCAGGAATTGACAAACAATCTACAACTGCAGGAGCAGAGAATAGATGGATTGATTCTGACAATGTAAGATTTAGATATGGCCTGCCTGAAAAAGTTGGAGGTTGGTCTTCATTGGTGTCAGATAGAATTGTAGGTGTAGTTAGAAAACAACACTCTTTCGTAGATCTAGATGGTAACCGATACGTGGCCCTTGGAACAGATAAGTTTTTACTTCTGTATTTTGAAGGACAACTTCATGACATTACACCCATAAAATCTACAATAGGTTCTGTTGCTATATCTTGTTTAGATGCAACTTTTGAAGTTAGTTTGACTTTTTCATCAGATCACAATTTGGAATCTGGTGATATAATATTATTAGATAATGTAACTGTACCAACAGGAGTAGGTTTAACTAACGCTGCATTTGAAGATAAACTATTTCAAGTCACAAGAGTTACATCTTCAAAGATTGCAATTGTAACAGGGACACAACAAACATCAAGTTCAGGTTCAGGTGGATCTTGTAGTGTTATACCATATGAAAAAGTAGGTCCTGCTGCACAATCTTATGGTTATGGTTTTGGTATCGGTAACTATGGTGGAACTGTATCAGGTGTTACTACAACAACTTTAAACGGAGCTTTACTTGCTGACACTGCTGGTACAGGTGGATCTGGTACAGCAATAACTTTAGCATCAACATCTGGTTTTCCAACTGCTGGAACAATCGCTGTTGGTAATGAATTAATTACATACACAGGTATTGCTGGTTCTGATTTAACTGGTATCACCAGAGGTGCAAATGGAACAGCAACCGCTGGTACATCAAATGGACAAGCACACAGTGATGGAAGCACTGTAACAAATGCTACAAACTTTTCTGGATTTGGTAGTGCTGTAAGTGCATCGTCCGTAGTTTTAGAACCTGGCCTATGGAGTTTAGATAACTTTGGTCAAGTATTAATTGCAACAATTGCAAACGGTAAAACATTTACATGGAACGCAGGAGCTGCAACACCATTAACTACAAGAGCATCTACAACAACATCTGGCTTTGCAACCGGTAGTAATCCAACTGCATCAAGAGTAACGTTGGTTTCACCAACAACACGTCACTTAATTCATCTAGGTACAGAAACAACTATTGGAGATACAACAACACAAGATGATATGTTTATAAGATTCTCTGATCAAGAGGATATAAATGATTATGCAGCAACAGCTATTAACACAGCAGGTGATTTTAGATTACAGGATGGCACAAAAATTATTGGGGCCATAAAAGCAAAAGAAGTTATCTTGATATGGACAGATAATGCTTTGTATACCATGAAGTTTGTAGGTGCACCGTTTACATTTGGATTTGAGCAGGTAGGTACAAACTGTGGATTAATTGGTAAGAATGCAGTTGTAGAGATAGACGGTGCCGCTTTTTGGTTGAGTAATAATGGTTTCTTTATGTTTGATGGTACAGTTAAATCATTACCATGCACTGTAGAAGATTTTGTATTTAATAATTTTAACACAACAAAAGGACAACAGGTTGCTGCAGGTTTAAATAATTTATTCACTGAAGTTACTTGGTACTATCCATCAAATAACTCCGACTTTAACGATAAGTATGTTGTTCTAAATTATGGTGAAAAATGCTGGTATACAGGAACAGAGGCAAGAACAAGTTGGATGGATGCAACTATTTACCCTAGACCGTACGCAACTAAATACGACAGCACGGACTTTGGAACTTTTCCTGAAGTAATAGGTGAAAGAGATTTAGGAGGCACTAAATATTTTGAACATGAGATCGGAACTGATCAAGTTAACGAAGATGGTAGCACAACTACAGTTTCTTCTTTTATAAAATCTTACGATATAGATTTAGAACAAAGACAAAGAAATGCACAAGGCAGAGCAACAGGACCAAAAGTTGCTGGTGAGGTATTTCTTGCAATGAGAAGATTTGTACCTGATTTTAAAACATTAGCAGGAAACGCTAAAGTTAGTTTGGCTATTAAAAGATACCCACAACAATCTGATAGCACAACAACACTAAGTCCTTTTACAATTGATTCAAGCACAACTAAAAAAGATACAAGAGCGAGAGGACGATTTGTTAATGTTAAGATAGAGAACGATTCTAATGGTGAAGAGTGGAGATTTGGAACTTTACGATTGGATCTACAACCAGATGGTAGAAGATAATGGCTAAAATAAACGTAAGAATACCAGAACCAAAAGAGGAGTATGATATATCTAACCAAAAACAAATAAACAGAGCTTTAACTCTTTTAAAAGATCAGTTAAACTCTACATTTTTAGACGAATTAAAACAGGAGCAAGAAAGATTTTCTTGGTTTGTAAATGGCTAATATATATAAAAATGCAAAGGTAGATCTAACTACCACAGATAACACTACAATATATACAGCACCGTCTGATTCTAGAGCTATAATTAAAAGTATTCTAGTATCCGAGGACGCCGGATCAGGGACCACGGTAACTTTTACTGTAACAAATGGTGCCGCTGCAATATTTAATCTATTTAAAGATAAAGCAATAGCCTCAAAAGCAACAACAGAGCTATTAACTCACCCTTTAATTTTAGAAGAAAATGAGGTATTAAAGGCACAAGCAACAGATGCAAACGAATTACATGTTATTGCATCAATACTGGAGATAAATAGGGATTAATATGTCTTTTATAGAACAAGAAGCATCATTTAGATACGAAGTAATAGACGGTAAACCAGTCAAGATTATTACACCTCAGAGTGAGGTAACATTAACCAATACAAAAACAGGTAAAGAGTATAACTCAGACGCAGAGGCAATGCAAGATGTGCAAGATCCAAACACAGATACTGTAGCTGATGATATCAGAAGAGATGTCAAAGTAACAGTAGAAGCATTACCACTTGGAGGAGATTCAAAATTATAATATAATAGTACGATGGCAATAACAAAAGCACAACAGGTTAGACAGATGTATAAAAAAGGAAGTGAAAAGCCTGTTGTACAAGGTGGTGTAGAAAACTATCTTGGTAAACAAGAAATGGTTACAGCACCCAAATTTTGGTTATCAGAACCAGGTCATGTTAAAGCAAAACTAGCTTATATAACTGATGAAGAAGAAAAAATATTAATAGATAAAAACTTATATGGATCATTAAAAGGTAAACCTAATATTGGACCTGCGGGACTTCCAAGTTTACAAGGAGGAGACGCAGGAGGACTAGGGGGAGGAGGTCAAGGACAAGATCGAGATGGACCAGACAAACCAGGAGCACAAGCACCAGCTGGTGGTGCATCAGCTGGTGGAGATTATGGTGGTAATGTAAGAGCTGATCAGACTTACGGTGAAAGAGAATTTAAAGATCAAAGTTATGCTAGTCAAGAATCTATTAATAGAGCTATAGAAAGACAAAAACAAAGAGATAAAGCTGCAGCAGTCAGAGAAAAAGAAAAAAGACAAAAAGAAATTAGAGAAAAAGAATTAAAAAGACAAAGAGAATTAAAAGAAAAAAGATCAAGAATAGGATTTGATACAACAAGTAAATATGGAACACCAGTAGGTCCAATGTCACCTCAGTTAAGAAATATTATTGGTCTTGAAAAAATAGGACTTGCAAAAAGTGCCATAGAAAAAGATGATGAGGATGATAAAGCAACTGCAAAAGCAATTGGAGA